CAAGGTTCTCCAGAGGGCCTTGGCCCCAAAGGTTGTCAGGACGCATACGCTAGCCAACATGGAAGATAGGCACAGTGTCAAACCAAGAGACAATCTCTCGATCCTGAATCTTCCACATACGGTCGATAACAACTACTTCACGTCCCTTATCCAGAACACCTGTCTCAGGGTTGTAGAGATCCCCATAGAACGTCAGAAGCTCGACATACCCACTTTGCAGATATTCCTGCATATTACCAAAGCCATCAATCATAATGCCTTCTTGCTTATGGAAGTCATCAAGACCATAGGCATTCATATGGGCGTTAATCTTGTTTCTTTGGGCAAGTGCTTCACGCAGCCAAGCATTATCGGGCTGCTCTTCTGCCATTACTGCCAGTTCTCCAACAGTCTTAATGCTTCGGACAATCTTGAACGAATCCTTAAAAGAAGGAGCAAGAGGATTGAAGACAATATCGTAAGGGCTAATACGACGAGCGATAGGGCCAACATAACCAGCGACCCGCTTACCCATAGCATCGGTACGATACTGACTTTCAAAATCCACCGTAGCAAAACCATTACCGTAGTCGATGTAGTCATACAAGAGCTGGCTCAGAACACGCTTAAAACCGCCTTCACGGCATTTGTTTGACATGTAAGCCTCAATGGCCTTAGCTTTCTTTTTCGTCGCATCCTGGAGGCTATACGCTTCCCATCTCAGCCATTGGTCATTAGGAAATAGAGCACTGATATAGTTGGAATGGAGATTGTCTCTAATTTGACAAAGTTTTGGAAGAGTTGTAGAGTTTTTCCAAGGAAGGGACTTGTTGGAAGTGGTAGACGTGTCAGTAGCGAAGACATAGTTACGTTGCTCTTTCCATTTCTCGATCTGTTCATGACGCTGTTGATTGTATTTATCCCATGTATGGGCAATGAATTTGGCAATATCTTGTCTGCCAAACTCATCAATTGTCAATGGTTTCTTAGCCATTATCTTCCTTATTTGAACTTGATTCCACCGAATCGGCTATTGAATTGTAGCACCTTACCACCGTATGTGTCAGTGTCTCGGCTTCTCTTTGGTTTAATGGCAATTTCCACAGCACAAGCCAGAGCATCCTTGATGTCATCATGTGCTGGACGAGCGAGAACAAGCTCTTCCTCCAAGACATCCGTATACCCTCCTTTGTAGTGCCACATCACCATGTTGTCGTATCGATGCTCAAGAGCTGCTGCAATACGTTCCTCTTTCGTACCTTCGTTACGAGTGGGTCGGTGCTCATCGATGGAAATAGAAAGACCATCCTCCCGAATTCTGTCTTTCAAATCCCTCACAATAATGCTTTGAGCGACTGTAACTTCAGCTCGAAGTTTCTTAAAACCCCACTTGGAATGTAATTGAGCAATATGAGTGAAATACTCACTAATCTTATCACTCTTGAAACAATCAATGTCCAGGATGTAGATGAAACCTTCTTCATCAACACCGATAACCACGATTGCTGTGTTGTCACTTTTCTTACTCAGGCTAAAAGCGAAGTCGATTGCTGCGTAGATATTTAGTCGTTTATTCTTAAAATACCAGCTACCGCCCTCTTGTTTCAGAAACTTCCTATCGTAATACTGAAACTTATCACGACTGATACGATTGGAGCCTGGGTCATTGGGATCATTGTAATACTGAGCGTAGAACTGCACACGATCCTCGTACTGTGCTCGAATCTTAGCGAGAACTTGGCTATTGAATCCAAAAGCCTTGTTATCGTGAGGTCGAATTGTTCTAGGCCAAATAAACACACCGTCACGCTCAACAGTGTATTCTTTAACATCCCAGACAGGAACACGATTGATTACGTTGTCTTCCTCGTCAAAGATGTCATATTCTTGCTTCTTCCATGTGGCATAGATGTCAGACGGATGGTATCGAGTACCACAAGCCATTGTAAAGCCACCAGCATTCAGAATAGAGGTGAATTGAGAGCTTTTCTTAGAAACACTCTCTCGACCGTCTTCTGTATATGCGTTCTCAGGAACCACTAAGTCGTCAGGGATTAGAATGTCTGCGTGCCAACCTGTAGTGTTGGTAGTCAAACCTGCCGTAGTGATTGTAGGGTCTCGTACACCCTCTTGTTTTCTCTTAGGGTGGTCAATAGAAACTGCTGATAAAGACCACTTCTCTCGTTTACCTTCGTTAGGGTGGATATACTCAGGAAAGTATCTCTGATATGGAGTAGAAGTGAGAATATTCTTAATAGCAAATAGCTGTGTTTCTGCAAGACCAGAGGTAGCAGAAACATAAAGAATAGTCACTTCAGGATGCCTAGTGATAATCCAAGAAGCCCATGTTGCAACCATATGGCTCTTCAAATGGGCACGAGGGAGCATAATCAGTTTGTTAGTGACTTCTGCCTTCCCTTGGCCAAATAGAGAATAATCCTCCATCCATTTGAAAATCTCTTTATGGATGTCACCATACATATATCCGGGATTAACCAGTCTCGCAAAGAAGAAGAGGTCTTGTTTGGCAGCTTCCCGAATCTGCTTTGCCTCTTCTGGCATCTTCTCTAGCTTTTTCTGGGCGTCTACTCGCCACTTCTCTTCTTCTAATACCATTTAAGTCCTTTGAAATAGCCGTACAACGTCTTCAGTGTATTCCTCTCCCAGACGTGCTTGCACCTTCTTTTCGTGCTCTACATCGTCTTTAGAGGGCCTTCCTGCACCTTTGTTAGACCATCCTCTATCTGCAAACCACTTAGCAGCTTGGTAATTACCTTCCTTAGCGGAAGACAGCATCATACGGACAGCTTTAGAGCGTAGCTTATATTCAAGCTCTGCTCGCCATTCGTCGATATGTTTAGCAATCTGCTTATTCTCACACAGTCTAATCCAATGCCTCCATCCAAGCAAGCATTCATTAGCGAATTCATACTCGGTAGGATCTTCCATCTCTAAGTAGAGACGTTTGAGAGATGGATACACTTTATCGTTATACTCGTAGTCCTGATCTTTCAGGGTGTATACGGAGAAATCAGTGTATCCAATCTCAAGAAACAGAGATTGTGTGAGAGGCTTGCCTTGACCGTCTACAAGCCTGCTCTTGTCAATCATTTTTCAACCCACTTCTTAGACATAGGAGGTCGTCCCTCCAGTCCTGCAAGCTCTTGCTTATTACGATTCTGAACAGAATCCATATTTTTACGGGTCTCTTTGTCAGCCTTTTTATCCTTGTAAGGGGATTCATTATAAGCACGTTTATCATGCTCTCCTGCTTTGATGTACCCTTTAAGCTGTTCTTTACGAGCTGCTTTATCTTTGTCGTTCATTGCTGCCATTTAATTCTCCTAATTTTACTCTTGCGTTTTCGTATTGCTGCCAGTAGAAGTTTCTTTCTTCAAGGATTCTTTCTGCTCGGGCAGCTTCCCTTGCAAGAAATTCTCCATCCTCTCTGTAAAGCTCTCTTCCTGTGCAGGACTCTCTAACTTCGGTAACTGTAACGACATTGGGACGTACTGGACGTTCGCGCAGCCGTTCAATACTAGAGCGCAGGTTGCGCTCAATAACAGCGATTTTATCATCTTTCTGTTTACTTTCTAAACGAAGGGAGGCTTCAAGAGCCTTAGTGGCTCTTTCAGTCCTCTCCGCGTATTCCTTAGACTTAATTACCATCTCCTGTCGTATCTCTTTTACAGCCTGAGCCTTGTCATATTCATGAAAGGCCCATAGAGCTGCTAAAACAGCCACAGAAGCGATTATTTTAGCTCTTGTATACAACGGCACCCCCTAAGCACATTGAGCGCTCGTAGAGCCTTCTATTGTGCAATCCTCTGTAGAACTTACCTCCTGCATAGCTCCAATTAGGGCCACCTTTTGCATCGAAGGCAATTCGTTCACAAGCGAGCTGTGTGTTGCCAGCATTAAAGAGATTAGCGGTAGTGGAGCCACAGAAGGCTCGCACACCAATGTTATAAGCCATGAGTGTGAAGGCATTGTACTCGTTCTCCTTCATAGGACGGGTGATGCAGCTTAGAACACCATTCCCATGCTCAACTAGCTCTTGTTTAAGGAGTTTTGTGCATTCTTCATGGCTGTAACGCTTGCCAAAAGTGATTCCCGGACCAGTATATCCCATACAGACAGTTGGAACTCCAGCCACATCGTAATAGGGAACATATTTAACCCCTTCCCAATAGGTTGCACCAGCAATTAGGGCTGCCGAAGTAGCCCCAATAAGCCATTTATTCTGTAGGAGTACATTTTTCAGGTTCATTACGCACCCATCTATAGAAACGGTAAAGTTTTTCTAGAATGAACAGCAGGGCCACAACTCCTGAGAGTACAAAAGACCATTCTTCTACCGTCAATCCGAATAAAGAAGCCATAGGGGCGGCTGCTGTAGCAATAACTTTGGCGCTATCTGGTACTGCCTCTACAAGATGTTGCACTTTTTCGATATAATGTGTCATCGCTCTAATAACATAGTGGAGTTAGGATAATTAGTTCCAGAAGTCTCATTAAAAAGGAGGG